TGTGAAGATCAGAGTGCTGTCTGAGACTGATGAGCCTAGCATGTCTCGTCACTCTGGTGGCATGGCTCCTAACTTCGTTCACTCGATGGATGCTGCACACTTGCATCTTACGACTGCGGCTGCTGCGGATGTTTCAATAGATGCACTCGCCATGATCCATGACGATTACGGCACCCATGCAGCTAACAGCCAACGGCTGTACGAGATTATCCGTAGGCAGTTCGTCGCCATGTACGACAACAACGATCCTATTGCAGACCTCTGCCTTAGGTACTCCTGCCTACCCAAGCCACCGGCTAAAGGTACGCTCGATATCCGTGAAGTTCTTAAGTCGGACTTCTTCTTTTCGTAGCCCAGTATTATAGGTCCTAGTTGCTTAAGTGCCAGTACCTATAATACGCATAGGAGATTCGCTTTGTCCCTCCCACAAGTACCCATGGTACAACATCACTCGCTGTCTACAGAAATGTACGGGCAGCTAGTTAAGAAGCTCGGCCAGATCAACGTGACCGCCGAGACGACGCCCATGCAAGCGGGCTACATCCTCGGCATTCAGCAAGTGCTCAAGGTCATCCGCGAAGAAGGCTTTGCCATCGGCGTATGAGATTCGTAACCCACCTTCCGCTAGAGTTCTGCATCGAGGCGGTAACGCCCATGCTGCATGAGCACTACCTTGAAAGCTGCAACTTCAAAGAGCTTGTAGTTCAAGAGACGGCTGTTCCGGCATGGGACAAGTACCGCGCCATTGACGACGCAGGTAACCTGTTGTCGGTGCTGGTCTACAACGACGATGCACAGTGCGTAGGTTACGCCGCTGTGTTCCTGTCCGACCATCCCCACTACGAAGGATTGAAGACCGCATGGAATGATGTGATTTTCCTCCTGCCCAAATACCGGACCGGCTCTGCTGGTGGTCGGCTCATGAAGGCGATTGCCGCAGCGGCTAAGGAAGCCGGCGCTATTGCGTTCCAGTGGCACGCTAAGCCCAACTCTCCACTTAACGATGTACTCGCCAAGCGCCATGCGGTGTTCGAGTATGTCTACTCCGAACCCCTATGAGCCACTTTGAATACATCGCTAACGTCGCCATCCCGCAAGAGGTACGCGACGAGCTAGCAATCAACGCCCCGCTATGGGATGCCTTCACGGTGCGACAGAACTTTCCCGGTTCTCCGCATCGAAACACGAAGACCATCCCTATGCGGGGCGCTTCGTCGTTTCTGTCGTCCTACAAGCCGCACGCGAAGCGCAAGCGTACCGCGTTCGCGGCCATGCTCCCGCACACGGAGGCGCTAGTCAATAGCGTCCTCGCACGCATGAACGTGGCTACCGTTGGCAACGTGCTCTGCGTAGCCTTGGAACCGGGCGGCGAGGTTCTGCCTCACGCAGACACGGGCGCATACCCCGAACACTTCGAGCGATTCCATATCGTAGTCACTTCACCCGAAGGCAACTGGTTCAAGGTTGCCGACGAGTACACACAGCCCCAACCCGGCGACGTGTTCTTTTTCAACCACCGTCTTACTCATAGCGTGGGCAATCCCGGCGATACGCCAAGGGTGCACATCATCGTAGACGTCACACTCAAGGATTAACCCATGGTAGGAGCAGCAATCGTCGGCGTAGTCGGCGCCGTTGGGGCTTACGCTGGTGGCAAGGCTCAGGCCAAGGCCACTAAGGCCGCATCGCAGCAAGCGCAGATCACGGCATGGCAGAACCAAGTTGCCGAGGCACAGCGTGCACAGGAGCAACAGGCCCAAGCCGAGAAGCAGCAGCAAGACAATCAGCGATTCGAGACTGAGCGGCAGCAGGCGCAGCAGCGGCATACGGCAGAGCTACAGGCTCAGGCCGAGGCCAGCGCCAAGGAGCGGCAGGCACAGCTTGAAGCCAGCGCACGGCAGACCGCAGCCGACAGCGCCACGTCAGCGCAGAACCAGCGCGTATCCGACCTCACGCCTACAGTGCAGCTTGCGTCTAATGACGTGGGCGACCAAGGCGCAGGCGAGGCCCGTAAGCGCCGTGCCCAATTCCGTCCCGAGTATAGCTCGGGCGTCACCATCTAAGGAGCTTCATGGAATACCGCGAAACCGGGGGCGGTGCATGGGCGCGGCTCTCGGCTATCAAGCAGAACCTGCTTACCCGTGCAGAACGCTATGCCCAACTGACCATCCCTAAGGTCTGCCTACCCGAAGGTCAGACACCCGAGACGATGGACGAGACGCACGACTACCAAGCCCTAGGGGCACAGGCCGTGAACAACGTTGTTAACAAGCTCATGATAGCTATGTTCGCACCGTCGCGTCCGTTCTTCCGAGTGGCTGAGGGCAAGACGACGAAGAAGTCTGCCGCAGAGGCTGGCATCAGCGAGACTGATCTTGGCAACATCCTTGCCGCAATGGAGCGTGATGCTGCAAAGCAACTAGACTCCAAGGGTCAGCGCCCCAAGCTGTACCAAGCATGCCGCCATCTGGTGGTTACGGGCAACTGCCTGATGATTATCGGTAAGGACGCGATCCGTATCCTCGGCCTGCGTTACTACTGCGTCAAGCGCACTCACGATGGCAAGATTCATACTCTCGTCATACGCGAGAAGATGCGATTCGATGAACTGGACTACGACATTCAGGAACTGTGGGCCACCAAGTACCGCAAGGACACGGAGGTTAGCCATTACAAGCTGATCTGCCGTACTCCCCAAGGCGGCTACTACATGACGCAGTGGATTGACGAGCAGCGCCTGCCCGCCAAGTACGATGGCCGATGGGCCGATGAGAAGAAGCTGCCTTATCGCGCTTTGACTTGGGACCTCGCCGACGAGTCCGACTATGGTACGGGCCTGTGCGAAGAGTATGCCGGCGACCTTGAGTCTCTGTCCGTGCTCTCCGAAGCCATCATCACTGGTGCAGTTATCGCTACTGAGTTCCGCTGGACGGTTAACCCCAACGGCGTTACCTCTGTCGATGACATGCGAGACAGCAAGAACGGCGACACCATCGGCGGTAGTTCCAAGGACGTGGGCGCTATCGTGCCTCCCGTTGTGGAAGGCGTCAAGGTGGCGCAGGCAGTTGCGCAGGATTACATTCAGCGTATCAGCCGTGGCTTTCTCATGGGCTCCGCTATCACGCGGGATGCCGAGCGAGTCACAGCCGAAGAAGTGCGCATGCAAACGGCCGAGCTTCAAAGCTCGTTCGGCGGCACGTACTCTGCCCTTGCTCCGTCCCTACAGGAACCTATCGCTATCTGGATGTTGGCATCTGCCGACCGCACAGTAGCAGGGACCGACCTCTCTATCGTTATCGTGACGGGCCTCGATGCTCTGTCCCGCAATGGCGACTTGGAGAATCTGCGTATGGCTATGCAGGACTTGGCGCAATTCGCCCAAGCACCCGAGCCGCTTATGCAGCGCGTGAAGTGGAATGACCTTGCCAGCTACGTTGGACAAGGCCGAGGCGTAGACCTTGCCCGCTTCATTATGAACGATGCCGAATGGGCAGCAGTGCAGCAGCAAGCCGCAGTGCAACAGCAAGCTCAAGAAGTATCAACCGCAGGCGGTGTGGCTCAAGCCGAAGCCGCCGCTCAACCAACTCAGGAATGACAACCATGACCGTAGAAGCAACGCCCTCGGGCACCCCGACCCCCGCCGCTGGCACTCCCGCTGTGACCCCTCCTGCTGGTGCCCAAACGCCCGCAGGCGGCGCCCCGGCTGCTGGTGCAGGCGATGGCACTCCCGCCGCCCAAACCCCGGCTACGCCCCCTGTAGCCCCCGTGACGGGCAAGGAAACGCAACTCCCTGCCGGTGACGCTGGCAAAGAGGGCAAGGGTATCGAGTACGTAGATACGGGCGATGCGGGCCTTAACATGGCCCTCAAGTATGTCGCCTCGCATGGCTTCGGTCCGGACCATCCGGCGATGGCTGCTGCTATCAACGGCGACTTCACGCTGTTGAAGGCAGAGCTTGCCGGCAAGGGCGCTCCCGGTTTCGATGCGTACATGACGCTGGCCGAGAACGCCTTTGCTAAGTTCGATGCCGAGAACAAGGCCAAGCGCGAAGCAGACACCAAGGCGATTCACGAGATTGCTGGCGGCGAGGACAACTGGAAAGCTGTCACCGCATGGACCAAGGAGAACGCTTCTCCGGAAGAGCAGGCTGTGTTTAACGACATGCTGGCCGAGGGTGGCGTGAAGGCCAAGATCGTGGCTCAGTACCTAGCCGGCCAGTACGGCGGCACAGCCACCCCGGCTCTTGAGACGGACGGCCCCGGCCTCAACGTCTCGGCTACGCCGGGCAAGTCGGCAGCTACGACCAACGCGCTGAGCCCCAAGGAGTACGGCGCTGCTGTACAAGAAGCCCGACGCAACCACCGTGGCGGTGCCTTCGAAGAGTCGGCAGCTTATCGCCAACTGATGGAACGCCGCGCACGCTGGCGAGGCTAAGCCTTAGGCGGGAGTGGTACCTATAATACAGGACCAATCCCGGCCCTAAGCTCTTCCCGTTCGAGGGGAGCATTTCCCCTCAACACAAAACTTAAGGAGCCGTAATGGCACTAACCGACGTCTACGTCACTAACTCTCCAGGCCAGAAGAATGGCGCCGGCGCTATCGATGCGCTGCATCTGGAAGAGTACACGGGCGTGCTGGAAAGCACGATCGCCCGCCGCTCTGCACTGAGCGAACTCGTTCCCTTCCGCACCCTCAAGGGTACGTCGATGATGAGCAACTTCGCAGTTGGCGCGTCGACCCTGCAAAAGGTTGACAACACGCTTGTTCACCTTGACGGTACGAAGAACGACTTCTCCAAGACCGTGATGCACGTTGAGACGACCATCTTTGCGCGGAACATCATCCCGCTCATCGAAGTCTTCCAGACCGAATACGATGCCCGCAAGGAAATCGGCCTTGAGCACGGCAAGCTGTTCGCCAAGCACCGCGACCAAGCACTGGCTATCCAGTCGATCAAAGCCGGCCTCGCAACCGACAGCGCCTATTCCAGCGCCGGCGGCGACGGTAAGCCCAAGGGCCACTTCGGCGGTACGCAAGTCACGCTCGACGCGGCTGGTGACGCAGAAGACCCGGCACTGCTGTACGCGGCTGTGCTCAAGCTCATCACCGGCATGCAGCTGAAAGACGTTGACCCTCGCGGCGATGACGTGCTGATCTGCGTGCGCCCTGACGTCTTCATGACGCTGTGCCAGAACGACCAGCTTATCAACGCCGACTACAAGTCGAGCGAAGGTAACGTCCTGCAAAACGCCACGATCCTCAAGGCTCTCGGCGTGCCGATCGTTTCGAGCAACAACTTCCCGATGGGCTCTACCGTGACCGGCCACTTGCTGACCACGGCTAACCAGAACTTCGACGGTGACTTCACCAAGGTCGTTGCCTTCGCCATGTCGCCCCGCGCCTTGATGGCTGCCGAAACCATTCCGCTCACCCCGGACGTGTTCTTCGACAAGCTGTCCAAGAAATGGATGGTTGACGCGCATACCGCATACAGCGCCGGTCACAACCGCCGCGAATTCGCAGGTGTCATTCTCAAGCCGTAAGGTCTGAGTTTACCCCGTCTTGCCCTAACCGGCAGGGCGGGGTTTTTTTCCGTTAAGGAGTTTCATGGCTACCGATTTGGACGTAGTGAACGACTGCCTTGCCGTTATGGGCGAGGCCCCGCTGAATGCTTTGGCAGAAGATCATACCTTCAAAGAGGCAGCCCTAGGTACGCTCAAGCGTGTCAGCAACACCATTCAGTCTCGTGGCTGGTGGTACAACATGGAGGATTACACTCTCCGTGTCAACACACAAGACCTTCGCATCTACCTACCTACGGATGCAGGCACGATCATGCCCTTCGATGAGCGGCCCACCCTTGTTCAACGAGGCCGGGTGCTCTACGATCTTAGCCGAGGCTCTGACCGCTTCGAGCTAACTGATACCTTCGTAGCCCGCCTAGTGCGTGTGCTTGCCATTGCCGATGTGCCCAACTCTGTTGCCGCGTACATCGCTCGGCAGACTGTGTTGGAATTCCAGCAGCAGTACGACGGCGACCAGACCAAGACCCGCAACCTCATGATTGAGATTAACGGTTCCCCTCAACTCGGAATCATCGGCCTCCGCACGGAAGCTATGAACGAGCACATTCGCAACCGACGCGTTAACCTCATCGACACTAGCGGACGACTGGCCCGGATTACCCGTGTCTCTCGTCGCTTCGGTGGCTCGCGTCTCTCGCCCAGTGGGCAAACCGATTACGGAGCTTAACCAATGAAGATTGCAGGTTCATACCCTTCCCTGCTGCGCGGCGTATCGCAGCAAGCCGCAGAAGTACGGCAACCCGGCCAGCACGCGGAACAAGTGAACATGCTCTCTGACCCCATTGCCGGCCTCACACGCCGCCGTGGCTCCGTCCTGAAAGCGGCTACCGACTTGGCCCGCCCCTTGCTGAGTACCGACGACGCTGCGGGCTTCCGCGTGCACGACCACGTTGTATCCAGCGTGGACTATAGCGTACTGATCCGTGAGCACGGCTACAAGGACACGTACAACCCGGCGACGGACGTGCCCTCTATCTCCGTGTACAACCGGACGGCGGGCGCCTTCGTGCCCATCAGCACTGATGCCTACACGCAGGACGTTGTTAGCCATATCGGGCGCTTCGGCCTCTCGGCCATCACGTCTCTTGGCAAGTACTTCGTGTTTGCCTTGAACGGCCGCACGGTGGGCACGGCTACCTCTACCCTGTGGGGAGACGATGTGTACTCCAAGCTGGTGGTATGGGTGCGCGGCGGGGCCTACACCCGCACGTACAAGATCACCCTGACCGATGGCCGCTCCGCCGCGTACACTACGCCTAACGCTGGTGCTGCCGGTGCTGCCGAAGCTATCAGCCCGCAGAACATCGCACAGCAACTGAGCAACGCCTTGGGGGCTATGACGCCCCCGGTAGCCTCGGCTGTCTACGGTGCACACCTTTACGTAGAGACAAACCACACCGGCACGCAGTTCTCCAACCGGGACATTACGTGCTCTGACGGCGGCGACAACTCGCTGCTTCGTTCGTGCTTCGCCACGGTGGACAGTGTGGACAAGCTCCCGCTGATGGCATGGAACGGCATGATTGTCAAGGTCATCACCGGCCCGGATTCCAGTTTCTACGTACAGGCTAAGACCAAGACGCCTACGGGCAGCTTCGCGCCTTACCCGCACTTGTCAGAGGCTATCTGGACTGAGTGCCCCGGCGTGCAGCAAGTAGTCAGCGGCGGTGTAGGTAACTTCTACATTGGCACTATCTACACTGACGGTAAGCTGTACCTCGCTAACAAGCCGAGCTACCTCGCCGCCACGTTGCCCTCACTGGGTGTACCGCAGTTCGTGCCTTCTGCCTCGGGCGACCTCGTGTCTAACCCAACGCCCTCCTTCCTCAAGGTGGCGCGGCAGATCACTTACCTAGGCGTGTTCCAAGACCGTTTGATCGTAGGCTCAGGGTCTGCGCTGGCCGTCTCCGCCGCTGGCGATTACTTCAACTTCTTCCGTGCTAGCGTCACTACGGTGTCATCCTCGGATGCATTTGAAATGTCGGCTATGGGCGGCGAAGATGACGTGATGCGACATGGCGTTGCGTACAACCGGAACCTCGTGCTGTTCGGGAATAAGCGGCAGTACATCATCAGTGGGCAGCAGGCGCTAACCCCGCTGTCGCCTAACATATCCGTGATGACGACCTACGCTGACGCGGCGGACGTTGTACCGGTATCGGCTGGTGGCTTGATCTACTACGCCCGCAATCGGGAAGGCAACGTTGGCCTGCACCAGATTCAACCGGGTGCTTACGTCGATAGTGCTGAGTCCTTCCCGGCCTCCGCGCAGATCGGCGATTACATCCCGGCCCCTGCTGCACAGATCGAAGTTGTGCCCGGCTCGCCATCCTTGATGCTTGTCCGTAGTCTAGTGGCTCCGCGCAGCGTCTACGTGTTCAGCTACCTCGACCAACCGGACGGGCGCAAGCAGGACGCGTGGTCCCGGTGGGAGTTCTCGGCATCTAACGGCAGCCTCATGGGTGTGCAGAGTACGCCAGAGGGTGTGCTGTTGTTCTGGCATCGACGCTCTACGCTGGCAGGCACGTCCTCTCAGATCGTGTGCGACCTGTTGCCGCTTACCCCGGCTGCTGGCGACCTGCCCTACTTCGATAGTGCACGGCCCGTTACCGGCGCTTTCTCGCTGCCTGATCCTCTGCTGTGGGATTGCGCCTTCACTAAGGACAGTGACCGATACCTTATCGGCTCGGCGCTTTCTGACTATGAGGCGCTGTGGGCTGAGTACCCATCGGAGGCGGATAAGCTGTGGGCGGGCATCCCGTTTGAAAGCTACTTCATTCCTACTAATCCGTTTGTACGTGATAACAACAACTTCGCCAATCTGACGGGGCGCACGGTTATCACAAAGTACAGCGTGAACATGAAGGACAGCGGCGGCTTTAGCTCCACCATCACGGCAGGCAGCTTCTCGCGGACGATCACCTACAACGCACGCGTGCTCGGCAGTATTCTCAACCTCATCGGCATCACGCCCATCGAGACGGGTATTCACACTATCCCAATCGGCCGGGAAACCCGAGAGTTTGCGGTCAAGATCGCGGCCCTCAAATGGTACCCACTTCAAGTGGTGGGCATCGAATGGACGGGCCAAGCATTCAACCGTACACAACGAACTTAAGGAGAACCTATGGACATGAGCCTAGTTTCGGGAGGCTTTAGCTTCCTGAATGGGGCCATCGGGCAGCACTTTGCGAACCAGAGTGCCAAGTACCAAGCCGAGGCGGCTAACGGTATTCGCAAGGGTAACAACGTGGTCGTGGCTGCTAACAACAGCCGCAACGCAACGCTTACCGCGATGCAGCGATGGGCACAACAGGTGCGCAACTCGCGCGTAATGGAGTCGGTGGAGGCCAACCAAGAGGCGCTTACTATCAACTTCAACCGCGCACGGGATGCACGCACCCGGCAGAACTTTGCCACCAACGTGCGACAGGCGGAAGAGAGCGGGCGCATGCAGGCCGCAGCCGCTGCCTCTGGCGTTACCGGCTCCGTTGTCGATGTGGTCAACATGACAGCCAAGCTACGCAACGGCATGCAGAACACAGCGCGGCTCGACGCTGAGGACCAGATTGCCTACGACTACAAGGAGACTGAGTTCAATCAGCGCCTTGCGATCATGGATCAACTCGACTTCGGCTTGATCCTCGATAACCCCGAGATTGCCGACTTCGGCCTTAACACTGCCAAGACCGGCAACGTTCTTACGGCGGGCCTCGGCAACAACGGGGCGCTTAAGAACATCACGCAGGGGCTAGGCTCCTTCTTCAACTCACCCACTGACAACAGCATCTTTGGGCTGAACAGTACTAACCGATCCATGGGAGATTAAATGGCAACTCAGCCACCAGTAAATCCGAACGCCTTGGATGCACCCGCAGAAGGCTTCGGGCAAACCGTTAGCTTTGCGTTCGATCCTCGTGGCGAAGTGCCTCAGGTTAAGCCGATCACGTCGCGCGGCCCGAGCATGGGCGGCGTCTCCAACGTGGCAGGCAGCACGCGGCAGAACCCTAACGCGGCGTTCGTAGAGACGCCCAAGATGGACCCGACCGCTGCCCTTCTCATGAAGGCTGGCGATGAGGTCTTGAAGGCCAAGCTCGATGAGTCCCGCTCGGAGCAGTTCGTGCAAGGCATGCAGCGTGCAATGTCCGGCGAGGCCATTCAGGAGGTCAAGGCGAGCGTGCCGTGGTACGCCAAGGTATTCGGCGACACGCCGGTTATCGAGGGCGCACGGGCCTATACGGCTCAGGACGTGGTGAATCGCACTGTGTCGGAGCAGGCGGCGCAAATGGACAAGCTACAGCAGCTTGACCCCATCGCAGCAGGCAAGCACTTTAGCGGGCTCATCAAGGGCAGCATGACCGGCGACGGCCCTACGGACGCCATCATCGCCAAGCAGATGGCCGAGTCCATGCCGGCTCTCATGAAGGCGCAGGCCAAGTCGCACTATGCCTATGGGCAGAAGAAGGCGGCTTCGGCTATGTCTACATCCATCCTGTCCGGCGCTGCCGGGTTGCAGCAGATGGGCGAAATGTACGCGGACGACCGCATCAGCGTTGCTGACTTCGATGTACAGAAGAAGCAATACCTTATGTCGGTGCTGCCTCCGGACGGCATCAACGAAGAGAGCTACCAGAAGTCGCTCGCTACCACGTTGCAGACCATGGCACAGCGCGGGCAGTTCCATGCTATCGAAGCCGTCAAGGAGTCGGGCGCACTGGGCATCCTCACACCCGAGCAAGCCAAGCGCGTTGAGTCGGCAGTAGAAGGCGCGGCCCGCAAGGCCCGTGACAACTACGCCTTCAAGTTCTCCCGGGAGTTCGCAGAGCTTAAGAGCGACGCGGCCAAGCCCACGGACAAGACGAAGCCTAGCGATATCAATGCCCGCATCGACCGTATGAACGACAAGTTCAAGCGGACGACCGGCTCCCCGGTGGACTTCATAACCAGCGATCAGAAGGCTGACATGCTGGCCGGAACCTTCAACGCCTTCAAGGCGGAAGAGGACAAGGCCCGCGCACGGCAACAGGTGCTGGATGACCGCAACGCCACACAAGGCGCCAAGGCCGCAGCCGCTGCCGAGCTTGACGCATCGCTGACCACGGCCATTAGCAATGGCGATATCGGGCTGGCCCTCAAGCTGCCCGGTGTGACGAAGGATGCCGTTGACATGAAGGCCTACGAGCTTAGCTCCAAGGACCCGAAGGCCGGCGGCGAGGTATTGCTGCACAACTTCATCAAGTCGGGCTACGTGAACGACCTTGCTGCGAACAAGTTCAAGCAAGATTTGCGCATGGCCGAGGGCAGCGGCGCACCGACTGACGGCTGGTTCCGTGCCATCACGGTATTCAACCAGATGAAGGGCAGCGACGGCGGGGCTCCCTACGCTGACGCCTACTTCGGCGACTACGCCCCGCGCCTTGAGCGTGCGTCCCGCATGCTCGGTAACGATGTGCTCAACAACCCGAACGCTGCGGCTATCTTCCAAGCCAGCATGGACCGATCCGGACAGTTCCAGCCTAACCCGCTGGACGCGAAGGAGAAGGCCAAGCTCGTGAAGGAGGTAGCTAACAAGACCTCGGGTATGCTGCCCAAGTGGCTCGGCGGCTATGGCGCACGGGACGACGCTCTGCGTACCCTGTCTGACATTGCAACGCAGAACCTTGACGACTGGCGGCGTGCTGGCCTGTCAGACTCGGAAGCTATGCAACGCGCTGTGGCCTCGGCCATCAACGGTGGGCAGGTGGAAATGATCGGCGGCTTCGCTATCCGTAACACGTCGATGGGCAAGGCTAAGGCTACGCCCCTGCGTGAGTTGATGGCAGGCGGTAGCGATGGCAGTCCCTATAATGCACTACCAGCCGGTTCCGAGGATGACTACTTCAAGGGCTTCATTCGTGATTCCCTTAAGCTGCCCGACCTCGGGTCTACCACCATCAGCCGCATGCCTGACGCTGGCGGCACTGCCCGCTTCGTGCTCACCGCTGTGGACAAGGACGGCGTGACTGTGCTTAAGCCGTTCTCGGCAGCGCAGATGCAGGAGTACTCCGCCAACCGTGGCAAGTGGGAACGTCTCGGACGTGGCACCGGCACTCGTGCCTTCACGGATGAGGAAACCGCAGCATGGAACGAGGACAAGAAGCGCCGCGAGGCCACGCCGTGGGAACCGATCCGCATGAGCTACGGCCCTGCCATTACCTACACCGCTGACGTGTCGGATGAGAACAATATGTACATCACCGCCGCTGAACGCGCACGCCGCAAGGCAGAGACGTTGAAGAAGACGCAACCCAAATAAGGAACCATATGGACATTGGAGAATTCACTAGCCTTCCGCGTGAGGACCAGTTTAAGGAAGCAGGCAAGATCGCTGGTGTAAGCCCTTCGGTGTTCGATGGCCTTTGGGCTACAGAGTCGGGACGTGGGGCTAACATGCTCTCGTCTGCCGGGGCGGAAGGTCACTTCCAGATCATGCCCAAGACTCGCAAGACACTCGAAGGTAGGTTCGGCACTACCATCGACCCTTACAACTTCGGCCAGTCCCTGTACGCAGCGGCTGACCTGATGCGCGAAAACATGGCACGGTTCAAGAACCTGCCGGACGCCCTTCGCGCCTACAACGGTGGTTGGAACCCTGCGAAGTGGGGCAACAAAGAAACCGCCGCCTATGCGGGCAAGGTGCTTGGCGATCATACTGCTGACGCCTCTACGGCCGAGGCTGTGGAGTCGGGCTCGATTGGTCGCATCGCTGCTGGCGATATGTGGGACATGGAATTCAAGCAGTTCACCCGTGGGCCTAAGCCTGCGAAGGAACTCAAGGCGACGGCCTCCGCTGCCCTGCTTGCTGCCAACACCGCACCGCTCGACATGCGCCCCAACCGTATGGCTATCTTCGGCACCACCGCCGAGGACACGGACAAGGCCGCTACGGCTAAGACCAAGCTAGCCGACGAGACGAGCTTTCTGGATTCGGCACGCGCTGCCGCTTTCCATGAGCCGATCAACGTCATGCTCCGCAGCATGTTCCGTGACCCTGAGCCGGCGCAACCCGGCTTCGTGGTTGACAACGATATGCTCAAGGGCTACGACCTCGCAGAGCAGAAGCAACTCTACTCCGCTACCTCGCCCGCTCAATACGAGCGGATCAAGTTCGATATTGCCTATGGCAAGGAGCAAGATGAAATCACCTTCCGTAATGGCACTGTGTTTGGTATCGGGGCAACCTTTCTCGCCGAAGCTCCGGCCGCTATTATCACAGGTGGCCTCGCAAGCGCAGGCTTCAAGGTCGCGGGCTTGGGTGCTTTCAAACTGGCAGCAGAAGGCAAGCATGCAGCCGCCCTCGCATCCCTTACCGCTGAGGGCATCGTCGGCAACGTAGCCACGGAGGCTGCTGTGCAGGCACTGGGCGAACGCAACGGTGTGAACGGCTACGCTATGGCTGTGGCCGGTGGCCTGTTGAACCCGCTGCTTGGTGGCCGCGCCGTGGGGCGCATTGCCTCGCAGGCGCAAGACGTGATGCACGCACAGCGCATCGTGGCGCAGGCCGCTGCTAAGGAGCAGGAGCTAATGACGAAGGCAACCGCCCGTCTTGGCGAGAAGGCTACGCCCGATGAAGTTCGCCTTGAAATGAACAAGATCGAGACGGAAGAACTTGCCGCGCAATCGGCTGCTGCCAAGTCGCCCATCGCTGAGAACCGTAAGTACAACATCGGCAAGACCGAAGAAGAGCTTGCGGACGAAGCCGGCCCCGCTGCCGCTGCCGACATGGAAGCAACCGCCTCCGTGCGTGAGCAGCCACGGTGGGAAAGCCCGGACTTCCAAGCTGCCCGCGTGAAGCGGTTCGCTACCGATCCGGAATGGCAAGGCCGCGTCAAGGGCGTGCTGAACGACGAAGTAGACGTAGCCAGCATCCAGTCGCTGCCGGCCGGCGTGACCTACACCAAGGCCGCAGAAGCCTCCGTCACCCTCAAGCCTGTGAAGGCACTGATTGACGATATCTCCGCACGCTACCTCGGCGGCGATAAGGTGATCGTCGGTACGGGCATCGACACGCTGAGCCCCACCGCTAACGGCGCGGTTATGTCGGCTGGCGATACGCACGTTATCGGCCTGCGGGAAGGCCGCTTCCCTAACGACACGCTGCATACCACGATCCATGAGCTTGGGCACGCGGTCTATCACAAGTGGGCGCCTACCGCGCCTCCGGAACTGATGGGCCGGATCGATGCCGAGTGGCGCAGCTTCGTTGCCCGCATGGATATCGAGCCGCACAACGCATGGGCTGACCGGTGGGCCGCATCGAGCCCCAACGTAGGCGGCAAGCCTGTTCGCTCTAGCTACGCGCTTAGCAAAGATGAGTTCATGGCGGAGCAATTCGTCAAGCACATTCAAGCTAAGGCTATTTCGGGCGGACTGGGCGGCAAGCTGTCTACCGGCGTGATCGACCAGATCACCAAGGCGGTTAACGCGGTCATCGACTACGTTAAGCATCTGGTGAATGGTGGCTACGTCAAACCCGGCAAGGCTGCGGATGAGTTGTTCTCGCAGATTCTCGAAGGCGGCTTCGTCAAGAAGACCGTTGCAGAGGCACGCCTGCCCGCCGAGCTTAAAGGCCCGCGTATCGATGAACTTCAGTTCGTTGAAGACGCAGTGCCCGAGGCTCTGGCTAAGGAGGTACGCGACTTCCTGAACGACCCGGTAGCCGCACGGCACGGGCTCGACCGCTTGCCGATGGGCTCGCCGGCTGAACGCGCAGAAGCGAAGGCCATCCTGTCTCTGTACAAGAAGGCAGAGAGCAAAGAGTACGCAGTCGATCCGAAGCGCCTTAGCTGGCTGCTGTCTAAGGTTGACTCGCTCAATGCTACGTCCAACATGATGCTTGCATCTAAGAACCCAGTTGTGCGCATGGCGGCAATTGACCTGTTGGAGAATGGTGGCGGGGCTGGTGGTCGGCGCAGCACTGCGTCTATCGCCAAGCACATGAACGAGCGTGCCATCATCGGCAACAGCATCGTAGAGCTTGAGGACAACTTTAAGCTGTGGTTCAAGGAGCAGAGCAACGGAGCCGGTGACGCTATCGGCGAGGCATTCTCTTCGCGCAAGCGGGGCGAGTTTAACCGCAAGATCGCAGCCGAGATTGAGCAGCGCCGCCGCCCTACGGGTGAGCGTGTGGACCACGGGCAAGCCGTGCGTGATGCTGCCGACTCTATCCAGAACTCGTTCGAGCGTGCACGGCTGATGCAGATCGACACCAAGACGGCGGGCTATCTGGCCCTGCCTGAGTCGAGCATTGGCTACATGCCACACCGCATGCGCAGCGAAGTGTACCGGGCCTTGCCCGAGGCACACAAGCGGGCGCTGCATGGTGAGCTTACGGACCAGTTCATTACGGTGAGCAAGTTCGATCCTAGCTTCTCCGACCAGCTTGCATCGAAGTACCTAGACCGCGTGAATGCGCGTGCACTGGGCGGCTTTGACGCACCGATGGGCCTGCACCAGACCGGCGCTAGCGAAGTGATCCGGGAAGCGTTGGAGGACATGCAACTCTCGCGCCCGGAGATTGACGCCCTGATGCGCCGGCACTCGGCAGGCGCTGCTAACCACACCAAGAAGCGGTTGGACTTGGACCTTAACAAGGCCATCACAGCGGAAGACGGTACGACCTTCACCCTTCTCGATATCTTTGACACCGACATGCTCGGCTTGCTGCGCGGCCAATCCCAACGGGTTAGCGGCGAAGTGGCCCTTGCTCGTCATGGCATCTACGGCAAGCCCGGCTTGGCCCTGATGAAGCGAGCCATGGGCTACGGTGCGGATGGAGAGAAGGCAGTAAAGAAGGAAATCGAAGCGTTCGACCAAGTGTCCGCAGAGTTCATGGGCGAGCCCTTCGGGTCCGTGAATAAGTGGGTAGACCGCGCAGTGCAGTTCAACAGCCTGTCGTCTCTCGGCGGTATGGGCTTCAACCAGCTTGGCGAAGGCATCAATGCCGCCGCTACCGTTGGCGTGAAGAACATGCTCGCGCAGATTCCCGAGCTTGGGCGCATCCGTTCGGAGGCCAAGATTCTCGGGCGTGGCGGCAAGGTGGACAACGGCGTGCTCAACAGCATCGAGACGATGGCCGGTTCGGAGTTCGGTGTAGACGCCTACAAAATGGTGTTCCCGCTGGACAACCCTGACCTTTACATCAACTCGATGGGCGCCGACACCGTGCACTGGTTCGACAAGGGCCTGCGCAGCGGCCTGCATCTGCAAGGTAAGCTGTCCCTGTGGCGCGATATCCATAGCACTCAGGTGCGTGCTGTCGCGGAACAGATCGTGCTCAAGACCGCTCGCGCAATGCGGGAGGGTAGCGTAGACATTAACCTGTCTGACATGGGCATTAGCAAGGACGTAGTTGAACGGCTCCGCAAGGACATGCACAACATCGTCAAGTGGGAGAACGGGAAGGTTAAGGAGTTCGACATTACCAAGGCGACCGATAAGGAAGCTGCGTATGAGTTGATCCAAGGCATTCACCGGGGCTCGGCACAGATCATCCAAGGCACCTTCATTGGTGAAACCGGGAAGTACGTGCATAGCTCGTGGCTCAAGGCTATGACCCAGTTCCGCACCTTTAGCATTACGGCAATCGACAAGCAGTTTAACCGACAGCTTGCCAACCGTGGCGCAATTGGTATGGCGCTGGTGATGATGGCTTCTGTTGTCGCAACCGCCCCTATCCAGATGGCCCGCGCCTACGCGGCTAGCATCGGTCGCGCAGACAAGGACGAGTTCCTTGCTAAGCGCATCAGCCCCTTCGAGCTTGGTAAGGGCTCCCTTAACTACATCGCTACTGGCGGTTTGGCGGGAGACTTCATCAACGCTGGCGAAGCACTCGCAGGCGGCACCGGCAACGGCGGTCGCAGCGGGACAACGAAGGGCTTCTTCGGCAACGTCGTCGCACCCGTAACCGGGAAGGCGGATAAGCTGTGGGGCGCACTGCAAGACACGAGCGAAGGCACAAGCCCGATGCCGTTCATCAAGGAAATGCCGTTTGCTCGGCTTCCGTTCTTACTGCCAGCGATCAACGCGCTTACAGAGTAGTACCTATAATACCCTACGCCCTTCCGGGCTAGGGTGTTCCACTTAATAAAGGAGGCCGGATGGCGCTGCCAATTCGACAACTTAATAGCCAAGTCAGTTACCTTGCTGACGGCGTTACCACCGTGTGGGACTTGTCTCTCTCTGGTGGTTATATCGACAAGGCACACGTATTCGCAGAGAAGTTCCATATCGCCACCGGCGTTATCACCGACCTCCCTCTGTCGGGCGGCTCGTGGATCGGAGACTATCAACTCTCGATCACCCCTCCCGTCCCTGTTGGCTATGAAGTCACACTTTATCGCAACACACCTAAGGACATTCCGCTAGTCAACTTTGCCGACAAGGCTAACTTGACCGAAGCGGCTCTTGACCTTAACGCACGACAAGCCATCTTCGTGGCCGCTGAGTCTTCGGACCAACTGGCGGTTTCCATCGACGCGATTGCCAACATCGTTAACTACGTTGACGTTGCGGCCGCTTCTGCTGCTGCTGCACAAGCGTCTCAGACTGCTGCGGCCAACTCGGCTACGGCTGCTGCGGGCTCCGCTACGGCTTCGGCTACCTCGGCTTCGCAGTCGGCTACTTCCGCCACGGCATCCGGCAACTCGGCTACCGCTTCTGCTACCTCGGCCACACAAGCCCAAGGTTACGCAAGCGCGGCTTCGGGTAGCGCCACCGCTGCGGGTAGCTCGGCAGGCTCTGCCTCAGGCTCGGCCTCTGCCGCTGCCACAAGCGCAACGAACTCGGCTAACTCCGCGACCGCTGCTGCTACCTCTGCCACCAATGCCAGTAACTCGGCTACGGCTGCATCAGGCTCGGCAAGCACGGCAAGCACACAAGCAACTAACGCTAGCAATAGCGCGACTGCTGCTTCGGGCTCTGCCTCTGCCGCAAGTACCTCTGCGACGAACGCTGCTAACAGCGCCTCCGCTGCTGCGGCCTCTGCTGCTAGCATCGCTGGTGGCCCTGTCGCTAGCTTCAACACCCGCACGGGTGCCGTCACGCTCACAAAGGCTGACGTTACCGGGACGGGTCTTGCCAAGGCTGACATTGCTCTCGGCAACGTGGCTAACATCGCACAGGTAGAGCGGGGGACGGGTATCGGCCAGCTTGCTGGTAACATCGTGAAGCTAGGCTATGACGGGTCGGGTGGCTTGAAAGCTACGGTTGACTCTACCGACTTCGGTATCATCGCCTTCACCGGCTCGCCGGCCCTCATAGGCAACCCTACTGCGACGACGCAGGCGGTTTCGGACAATAGCACGCGCATCGCCAATACGTCATGGGTTCGCTCGGCCATGTCGAACATCGCTTCGGCGGCGGGATGCGTCCTTGTCGCAGGTACGACTGGTTATTTCAAGTTCCCCAATTACCTTGGCGGCTGGATTATCCAATGGGGCACAACCGTTGCCACGACGAACGCATCAAGTGCCCTTAGCATTACCTATCCCATCGCCTTTTCTAGCGGCGTGTGGACTGCTTTGGTAGGCAATGGCGACTCGGGAGCCCAACTGGGCTCGCCTCTCATTAGCAGCGGCGGGATGGGGGGTTCGTCGATGACTGTTGTGTGGAGCAATGGTTCTGGCGGCGTTGGTAACGGTATCTCGGTGCGGACCAACTGGATTGTTCTCGGCAACTAAGGATCATCATGCAAATGTACTACAGCGCCGCTACGCGCGGCTTCTACAGCACGGAGATTCATGGAGCTAAGATGCCTGAGGATGCCGTGGCTATCAGCGACACGACCTACAAGGCCCTTGCCGGGCAGTCGGTGGAGACGGGGCCTGATGGGTACCCGCGCCTTACCGTGCAAGCTCCTAACCCGGTGGCCCCTCTGGTCGCCGGTCTACAAGCGCACATGGATGGCGTGGCCCGCACCTACGGTTACGATGACATTAAAACCGCCATCACCTACCGGGGCGACCCTAACCCTAAGTTCGCCGCAGAAGCGGAAGCCCTGTTTGAATACCGCTCCGGTGTTTGGACTACGGCCTACGCCTACCTAGCTCGCGTTCAAGCGGGCGAAGTATCTTTCCCAACCTTGGCTGAGGCTATCGCGATGATGCCCGCCCTGACTCTCTAATCATGTCTCGCAACATCGAACCTGTACTTGAAGCCGTTAAGGCAACACCGCCTGTTAGCATTATCGGCCTCACGTTCCTTGGTGTCTCACTCTCTGAGTGGGCCATCGTGGGTTCGGTGACGCTGATTGCGCTACAGATTTTCTTTCTACTTCGCAAGGAGGTCTACCTACCATGGAAGGCGAAACGGACGAAGGCGTAGGCCCGATCAGCACAAAAGGTAAAGCTACGGAGGATCGCCTTGGCGACCTTCACGGCACCGTGGCTGAGTATCTGACCCTCGCAATTGCAACCGGTAACGCTCCGCCCGCCCTTGTCGGCGCGGCTATTGCGTTCCTCAAGAACAACAACATCACTGCTTCGGCAGCGACTAACGAAAAGCTCGCCAACCTCGCCGACTCTCTTAAGAGTAAGCAGCGTGGCGGCACTCTCACCCGCAAGTCATTTGCGGAAGCTAACGCTGAGTTCACCGCAGCCCTTAACGGCGGCATGGGGCTCACGCAGTGAGAGGCCAAGAGTCAGTAGAAGACGCCCTTCTCCGCTGGCAAATGCTTGAAATGGTGCAGGCCCACTACGCAGACTTCATCCCCTTCCTAGAAGACGTGATGACGCTGTTGGGCTTTAGCACTACAGACATTCAGCGGGACATTGCAGGCTTCATCGCCTACGGCCCGCAGCATTTGATGGTGATGGCGCAGCGTGGTCAGGCCAAGACGACTATCGTTGCGGCCTACGCTGTGTGGGCGCTTATCCATAACCCTCACTACCGTATTCTGGTTATCTCCGCTGGTGGCGCACAGGCTAATGACATTGCCGTGCTTATCATCCGGATCATCATGAATATGTCGCAGCTTGAGTGCATGCGCCCTGACAAGCTGGCCGGTGACCGAACCTCTACGGAGAACTTCGACCTGCACCACAGCATTAAGGGCGTTGACAAGTCGGCATCCATCGCGTGTATGGGTATCGGCGCTAACCTGCAAGGTCGGCGTGCGGATATCTTGATCCCCGATGACGTGGAGTCTAGCAAGAACTCTACGACCCCGACAGAGCGGGCTAAGCTCTCGCACTTGGTGAAGGACTTCCCGTCTATCGCCAATGCTGCATGGGCTCGCATCCTCTGGATGGGTACGCCGCAGTCTATGGAGTCCATTTACAACGGGCTCGCGGCCAAGGGCTGTACGATCCGCATCTGGCCCGGTCGTTACCCTACGCCTGCACAGCGCGACCACTACGGGGACAAGCTGGCCCCATTGCTCACGCAACGCCTCGCACGCGACCCTTCACTGGGCACGGGCGGCGGGCAGTTGGGCGATCAAGGGCAGGCTACGGACCCCATCCTACGGGGCGAGGAAGCCCTACAGCACGTCGAGTTGATTCAGGACACTGCATACTTCCAGTTGCAGCACATGCTGAATACGGCCATGTCTGACGCCATGCGGCACCCGCTCAAGACCGAACGTCTTGTGATGGCGTCGTATGGTGCGCAGATGCCTCTAGAGTTTGTTCGCGGCCCTGATAGTTCGTATCTTACGGACAAGCTGGTGGGGGACTTCTCTTTCCGTGTTAGCACTGCGCTGCATTGGAGCAAAGAGGCAGCGCCTATGCAGAGCGTGTGGGCGTACATCGACCCCGCTGCTGGTGGCGCCAACGCCGACGAGACTGCTTACGCTATCGCTGGCTTCCTGAACGGTAACATCTACCTGTTGGAAGTCGGCGGCTTGCCGGGCGGTTACGATGAGTTGAAGCTGACTGAGCTTGCTAAGCGCCTCTCGCGCTACAAGCTGACAGGCATCTGCATCGAGAAGAACATGGGACACGGGGCCTTCCGTGCTGTGTTCGAACCTTATGCACGTAAGGTGTTACCCGGCGTGCCCGTGTCTGACGACATGGTATCGGGGCAGAAGGAAATGCGGATCATCAACATCCTTGCTCCCATCGTGGGGCGCGGATCGCTGGCGGTTTGTGATGCGGTATTCGAGCAGGACGCGGCAGACATTGCCAAGTACAGCCCGAACGTCCGCCTAACGTACAGCTTCTTCTACCAGTTTGCGCACTTGTCTGCTGCCCGTAACGCCCTCGTCCATGACGACAGGCTTGACGCGGTGGCCGGTGTGTGTAACCTGTTCGTAGAAGCACTGGCACAAGACCAATCCAAGAAGGTCGCCCTCCTTAAGGCCAAGGAGTGGGAAGAGTCCATCAAGGACCCACTTGGAAAGAACCGGTATGGCTCCGTCAAGGATGCCAAGCCACAATCTCTGCTACAACGCCGGGGCCACGGGCTCTTGCAACGTCGCGCTAACCTCAGGAGCCGCTAAAATGCGTATCGAAACTCTCCCCTCGCCCGGCACTCACAGCCGCGCTATCTCCCTTCGCACCCTGTGTGCAGCGGTTATCTCCACTTTCGAGGTCGCCGCGAAGGGCTATCCGTCCAAGCAGCACCCGAAGGCGGCGCAGCTAGGCGCTTTCTTCGCTGCTTGCGCCCGCTCGGCCTACGCAGTGAGCACCACACCGCCCCCGGTTAACACCGTCCTCCCTGTCATCACTGGCACGGCGCAGGTTGGTCAAACTCTGACGGGCACTCTCGGCACCTTCACCGGCGCTACGGCTACCGCACGTCAATGGTACGCTGCTGGCACTGCTATCGCAGGCGCTACGGCTGGAACCTACGTGGTTGTGGCTGGCGACGTTGGCAAGAAGATCACCCTCAAGGTTACCGCGACGAATGCCTACGGCTACACCGTGGCTACCTCGCTGCCGACCGCAACCGTGATCGCGTAATGTCCAAGGTACGAGTCATTGTAACAGCGTTAGTTGTTACCGTGGCCGGTATCTCGGGCACCAAGTACTTTGAGGGCAAGGAAAATCAGGCCTATGTAGACCGTATCGCTGGCAACGCCATCGTAACAGTCTGCTATGGCCATACCCGTACCGCTGTGCTAGGCCAAACCTACACCGATGCGGGCTGCGATGCCCTGCTTCTCAAGGACTTGAACGAGGTATACGCCCCGATCGTCCGGAAGTACGTTAAGGTTCCGCTCTCGCAAGGAGAGTTCAACGCCCTAACGGACTTCGTGTACAACGTGGGAGAGACTAACTTCCGCAAGTCCACCCTGCTTAAGCTGGTCAACCAGCGTGAGTACGACCTTGCCGCCCTCGAATTCCGTAAGTGGAACCGGGTAAACGGTAAGAACTGTGACCTACCGGTAAGCAAGTGTGCCGGCATCCCCAAGCGTAGAGCATGGGAAGAGTCCATTTTCAAATCGTAAGGGCTAAGGCTGCTGATGCGGCCACCCTCACCCACCTTCAACGCGCTTGCCTACCCGGCGATGCGCCTCTATCCGCAGCTTACGGGCTGTGGTGGTTAGTTAAAGATGCCGAATCTAGACCTGTCGGGTTTGCATGCCTTGTTCCTACTCGCAGCGATAGGCGCACTGGTTACCTTGCTAGGGCTGGCGTACTGCCTATGGCTCGTGGTCAAGGTCTTCAGCGCAGGCTTATCCGTGTACGTGAGCTAGCGGCCCGTAAGGCTGGCATGCTCGCCATTGTAACCGACACGCACCGCGAGAATCACGCTAGCTCTAACAGCCTCATGGCTATGGGTTACCGTCTCTATACACCTCACACCAAGTGGGCCTTCAATGATGGCCTGTATTGGAGAAAGAAACTCTAATGGCTATTCATCAAGCACAAATGTCGGGGGCTAACTATGCCTTCTCCATTTCCCCTAACTCGAACGTACTGCCTCGCGTTACGAAGGCGATCTACGTAGGCGGCGCAGGCAACGTGGTTGCAACCGTCTCGGGTGTAAGCGTGACCTTCACTGCTGTACCCGCTGGTACGATCCTCCCTATCCGGGCATCCAAGGTAACCGCCACCACCACGGCGACTAACCTTGTCGGCCTAGCCTAACCATGAGCAGGCTACTTGCATACGCACTAGCTGCGCTGCTGGTGGTGTCTGCCTGCCTCGGCTTCGGGCTCTGGCGTTCCGTGAGTGCCAATGGTGCCCTACGAGCCGAGCGAGACACCGCCGTGCAGGCCCTAGCGCGGGCCGTGGACAGCCGCAAAGCAACCGAACGTGTGCTAGGTACTGTTCGAGCCCAAAAGGCCGCAGAAGCCCGCAAATCGGTCATCGCCGAGAAGGCCCTTCAAGACGCCTACAAGGCCGCTCCGGAGTGGTCGGGTACACAGACACCCATTGCTGTACAAGAGGCCCTGCAAGGGGCGTTGGAGGGGCTGGAATGAGGCTTCTGATCTGCGCCCTACCGCTCCTGCTGACCGGCTGCTTTGCTACGGTGCAGCCACTGAGCATCCCGACAGAGCTTATGCAGCCATGTCTTACGGGTAAGCGGCTAGGCACTGCTACAAATCAAGAGCTTACGGATACTGCGGCTGCATTGGCCGCTACCCTTAAGCAATGCAACTTAGACAAAGCCGGCCTACGTGAGTGGGCCGCTAAAGCGCAATAGCGCAGGAAGGGTTACGAGCATGGGCGAAACAGAACCAGTGACCGTGAGCATAGGTAAGAGGCTGCTTGACGGGCAGTTTATCGTAACGATATTGGCGATGGCTGCTGTAGAAGCGGCTGTGCTAACTGACAAGATCGATGCTAACGTCTATAGCGTCCTCATCAGCTTGGCAGTAGGCGGCTTCTTGGCCTTGAAGAGCAAGGCATAGGACACTGGCCCGGCGCTTAAGGCTAGGGCTAATGCGTAAGGCTTTGCATAGGGCTAATTTCTAATTTTGATTTAGCCATGCGAGGGGGCACCTCCGACCATCGCACCCTGCGTGCGCCCCCCGTGCCGGCGCCTGCCTGCGCGTACCGTGCGTAATGCGCGGGCGCCTGTCATAGCCATATGCGTCAGCCCTTGGCGTAGCCGTCCTCTGCGTGCCTTATGCGTAAGTCGGCGACGTCTAGTGCCTATGCGTAGGCCATGCGTAGGGCTATACGGGCGCTAGGCGTCTCGCTTGAGTAAGGGCGGCAGCGAGGCCAGCATCTGTATCTTTGGGGCCTTGTAGGCTCTGTATCTTTGGCTCGCTAGGCGGGCTTGCTGGCCTATGCGTGCTCATGCTGCGAGCCTATGCCGTCGCCGTCTTCTGCCTGCCCTTGGGTGACTGGTCCCTATAATACGAATAGACCGTTTGGCGCTTGGAGCTTGGAGTTACACAGTCATGCATCTATTGAAGCGGCCAACCATAGCCTTGTGTCTTGCGACACGGAGACAGGATGCATAGCACTGCCAGTCAGCCTAGCGAGTAAGCACTGATCGGGCATACAGTGTTGACAGCCGGACGGAAAGCTACGACATTAGAGCCTTGCATTGATCGCAGTGCAGAGCCGATGGGCACAGGTTGACAGGCAGCGCAGATTCTGTGCTACACTACAGCCTAGCGAGTTAGAGCACAGCAGCTACTAGGTGAGCATCGGTGATACGAGCCCTAGACCAATAGCAGCACTGGCAGGTAGCGACATACAGACTACTGAGCTAGACAGCACTAACGAGCGTAGAGGTTGACAGAGTGGCCGGTAACGACTACACTGGATGCCAAGCCGGTGGCAATACCGCCCTACAGTAGCAGGTTGCTACCAGCTAGTGTTTAGGCTAGCAAGACACAAGGGTGTTGACAGTACATAGCAATGTGTGCTACAATAGCCTACCGCTGATAGATCATCGCATCTGTTAGCTTGATGCTCATTAACAAACATATCGGCCGCAAGGCTGACGCTGCCCATAGCGTTATATGGGTATCAGTAATTGGCTGGATTGTACAGAGTGTTTATCTCACTGTGCTGGATGGCTCACGATGGTTGACGGGTTGATTAGCCTGCTTGGTTCTACTAGGCAGCTAGCGGCTCTGACGGAGTGAGCAAGATGGATGCAGGCTTAGGGCTTACAGAGTGATCTGTAAGAGCTACTTAGATAGACAGGATAGTACAGAATAGGTTTACGACGGAGCTACTAGTTAGCTTCTACGATCTACCTTATACAGTGCGCCGCGAAACGGTGTTCACGATTACATGATTGTTAGCTAGGCTAGCTGTATCTGTTGAAGTGCTTAGGTGCTTAAACCCTTTGATGCAATGCTAGCCTAGCGATGACTTCAAAGATGCATCCTACTAACCTAGGGTGCATGTTGAAGGGCAGTAAGTGTGTAGTCCGCAAAATGCATTGGCAAAGATGATGGGCGCCACTCTACACTAAGGGAAACCGGGGTTGCGTACTCCGGTGAAACGGATAGCTAAATCCTTACTGCTTTCTTCAACATGCATTTCATCTTGTGCATGAGTATCCTGCTTTAGTGGGATGCGCTAACTAAACCTGTATAGGAGTTATCATGACAACGAAACCGAAGAAGACGGATGCCAAGGCACCGACAACGCCAGTCTCCAACCTGCCAAAGGTGCTGGTGATCGCCGATCTGAACAAGGCGATTGACGCTCTGTGCAAGTCGGCTCAAGGCATGCAAGCCAAGATTCAAGAAGTCGGGGTGCAAGCCTTGATGCACTTGAAGGCTCACGGCGATATCGGGCCGGTTAACCGGCTGTTTGTCGGTCTGCCGAAGGGGATGCGAAAGCAAGCTCTCGGCTCGTGGCTTCTGGCACATGGCGGCTTGGAGGTCAACACCACCGCCGACACGAAGAAGACTCAGCCGCTGAAATTCAGCAAGGCTAAGAAGACGAATCCCGAAGCGGCGATGGCCGACCCATGGTTCGAGCATCTTCCCGAAAAGGGAATCGATGAAGTGTTCGACTTGCAGCGTGCTTTGCACGGTCTGCTTGTTCGTGCCAAGGGCAAGACAATCGTTCTCCATGGCAAGCCCATGGGCAGCGATCATGCAGTCGATATGCTTAAGGCTATCGCTGCAATGGCCGGCGAGGACTACAAGCCCGAAGTGAAACAGCCCGAGGTTGTGACACCGGAAACGCCGCCAGTCGAATCGGCTGAAATGCCGGCTGCGAGCTAACAGCAAGTTGGATACTAGGCTTCGGCTTAGTGTCCTTCTTAGTGTTTGTTCACTGTAGGAGGTTCTATGTTTGCTGTATTGGTAGCATGGTTGCCGAGCCTAGTGATAGGCGGCTTTCTGGTGTGGTATGCCTTTAAGGCTTTCTGCGCCATTGGTTCGTATGTCGATAAGAAGCTGGCGGGACAGCATTAGACAAGGAGAAATCATGAAGCACGTCTATGCAATCGAGGTTACCGATACGTTCGGCGGCGAAGCCAACTACTGTTGGGTAAAGCGCGGCAAGACCTCTGCACAGAGCCGGCGCGGTCAGATTGCTGCCGTAAAGGAGCTAGCTGGCTGGAACGGCTGGTGTCGCGTCAAAGTAGAAGAGGCAGGCGATACGCTCATTGTGCGGCCTTGTGCCGTCTCTGGCGTTAATCAAGTGGCCTTTGTGACGCTTGACGACAACCCAACACCCTGACGAGTCCGGAAGGACGAAACGCCGTGCTGTCGTGGCCGGTGTAGGTGTTTAATTCTGAACCCAAGGAGTATGAAATGCAAAGGAAAGACTATGTAGCTCTGCCGAGCACACAGGCCAACCACCGCACGTACTATGCCCAGTTTGTGACTGATGACGTCATTGAATTGGTACTTGTGCGTATCGGTAAACCAACGATCATGGCGTCGGAAGACCCATCGTTCAACGACATTCCACTGCGACGATGGGACAACCTAGCTCCGGCTATCTGGTCCTTGTGCAGAACCAAGCTCAGAGAGACGGGCGAAGGCACGTCCCTTGCGAGTGCTGGCTGCATTGCCAAGGAGGCAGCGCGGCAAATCCGGGAGAGTGGATAGAGTTTAAAGCCGGTGGTCGGTGTCGTTACCACTGGCCTTTGAGGGCCCGAAGCAACCTACGGCTCTTTTATCGAACTGATGAGGGCGGAAGCCCGAAACCCTGTTAGCGTTCGGATTGGAAACTACGAACCGGCAGGGTATTCGATTAACAGACAAGTCTGAAAGGATGGTGTCTATGCGTTAGATTAGGGCGATAGGGTCTACTGGTCCGGCGGAGCCGGGTCGCCAGTTACGATAGACACTGCCCATTCAAGATTTGCTGGCAACGTACTGCCCTAGCCGCACACATGCTGCATAGTGCTAGTCAATTGAGCGCCCGTCTGTGTGATGGGCCAGTAACCGTACAACGTAAACAGCCAGCATCGGGACTAGATCATCTAGTGTTTCCCGTATTAGTCTCGGGCTTGAGTCGGGATAAACAGTAATTTGGGTTTGGCCTCCGTCTAACACGGCCCGTCATGAGCTTGCCTGACGTTAATTACAAGCGGCCTGCCTAGGCATTGTTCAGGGCCGCAGTCGGGTTCTCGTGGCGTACTAGAGCCCCATCTCAGCACAGAGCAAAGCCTGATGCATGTCCCTCTCGACTAGTGCGAGCACCACAAAGGCGTGCATTGGAGTTTGCTTTAAGTCGTCCCGCTAGCGCCACTGTCCTCCGCTCATATATTGCTTGAGGCGTTCGGAAGCTAGCGGGGCGCATCTTTAACCTAAGGAGCTAGTATGAGTCAGTTGGCGAAGTGGTTCAAGCGTGAGGAAAACCGGCCCTTGGCGGTGCTGGTTGCCGAGGCCCGTGCGAATGGGCACAGTGATGCGGCTATCCGCGCTGCTTTTGAGGAGTACGTCCTAATCTAAAACGAAGCCTCGCCGATAAGGTAGGCGGGGTTGCAACCTATGCGCTAACCAGCGTGCCGTATCACAGCGGCCCGCAGGGTTGGCATCTGTGAGCATAGGTAGGGTGACTTAGGGTCAACGGGCTTAAGTGGTGCACCACTAAGAGTACCGCATCCTAGGTGCCCTACCTCTGTTCACAAAGGAGCTTAAATGCTGATTCTGGCAAATGAACCAGACCTTAATCGGGCTGGATGGGAGTACCTAGCGGGAGGCTGCTACGGCAGAGTCCACGAACACAAGGCCTTCCCTGATCTTGTGGTGAAGACGGGCAGCGATGCGGACGGCTGCAAGTTCTTCTTGGAGTGGTGCATGCTCAATCAGGACATGCGCGGCGTTCCTCAGATTCGCACCCTTGTCGGCCTGCCCGGTGGCCGCTTCATGGTTGTCATGAAGCGGTACAGGGGCATGCAGCACCGGCGTGCGACCGACAGCGGCGACACTCATCCTGTCATGCACGTCACCCAAGACCCTTGGCAGGGTTGCACGGATTACATGGAGGGCGCCGGCCTCATTCCCCATGAGCAACGCTGGCCCTCCGAATACCTGCCGGGCGAGGCATGGTTTAAGGGCCGCAACGAATACTGCCGCTGGCCCATGGAAACGCAGATGAAGACGTACATGACAGTGCAGGACTTTGCTACTGCGGGTCACGGCTATGCTAAGGACGTGGTCGACAAGTTCGAGGCTGACACCGGCCTAGATGCAAACGATCTGCACCATGGGAACATCATGTGGTGCGATGCAACGCAGTCGATCATCATTACCGACCCGATTGCGTCGATCTGCGACCATGACGATGGCAGTCCCTATACTCCCGACACAATGCGAGAGAGCTTGCCGCGTCCGGACTTCGAGCTTGTCCATGGCTGAGGATTACCTTCTAGCCCTCGGCTTCGTACTGGGCGGGCTCACTGCCTTGTACCAGCTATACCAATGGGTACAACCCTACCTGTAACGTCAACTGCTAGCCCTTGCCTGAGGGTTAGCGGGTGCCGTTCCTCTGTCCGCCTATGGCACCACCTTACACAAGGGCGGATGAACTCTGATGAAAGAAATTTGAATGACCGATACCACCAACGCTGCTGCCGCCAAGATCAAGTTCTCGGACATGACCAAGGAGCAGAAGATTGCCAAGATCGATGCCGACATTGTCAAGCTGAACGAGAAGCGCCAAGCCATCGTTGAAGGCCGCGAAGTCAAGGCGAGCAAGGCTCCCGTCTACATCCCCGAAGTCGGCGCCGCAGTGCTTGCCACCATCGGCCGTACCACCGCCACCACTCAAGCCAAGGTCGTGGAAGCCATCGTCGTTGCCGTCCGCCAGCCGGCCGAAGGCGACAAGACCCCGACGCAAGTGCGTATCCGCATCGGCGAGGGCTTCGATGAGCAACTGGTCACCGTGTACCCGGCTCAACTCAAGCCCAACGTTGCGGCCATGCCCGATGAGATCAGCGACGACCGCGAACTGGGCGAACTGCCTAACTAAACTGCGGGGCCGTAGGCCCTGTTGCTAGCGCAATCTAGACCGCTGGGCATTCTAAGAGTGCCCTTCGGCCTGCGTTGCAGGACTTCCTTAACCTCACGAAAGTAGTGCTGATGTACCGTGCCCTTGTATCCTCCGTGCGCTTCCTGCAAGCGTTTGTCTCCCGTCTCCAAGTCTTGGCCGAACGCGCCGAGCACAAAGCCTTCACCGTCCGCAAAGAAGCGAACATGAAGCGCCTCATCGCAGCTACCGATGCCGCAACCGCAGCCCGCAAGGCCGCTGACCGAGCCGGTACGCAACTCGCCATGGCACGACACGCCTACAACGTGGAAACCGTGAGCATCAAAGACGCACACCCTTCCTTCGCTTAAGGACAAGCCGTGCTGCGCAAATCTCAATTCCCGTACCTGAACCGTCAACAACGTCGCAACCCGAAGAAGTTCGTTCAACAAATCAACATCGAGAAAGGCTGGAATGCCGGTGGTCATTGGTTGCTCGCTGGTCTGCTGCATCGTGGCGGCTACAACGCGGCCCGCACTGACGGCGCTACCCTCTAACCTATGCTCGACCGCGAAAGCTGGCTTCCGCTAGCTCTGCGGTTAAGCCTCAAAGACGGAGAACACAGACGTGTCAACCATAACTGCGGCGGCGGGCGTACGCTCTCCCTATCGTGCAATGGCCCGACTCTCAAGGCGCATTGCTGGCGATGCAACGACGGTGATTCGCACCGGATCGAAGAACCACCCGGCGTTCGCCTTAAACGGCTGGCTGATCGGGCAACCGCCGATGATTCCCTGCGTGTACAAACGCAAGGGACACCGGAAGGCATACGTGACATATCTCAGTGGCCTACACCGGCGCGTCTCTGGTTCGCAAGGGCAGGACTACATGCAGGGGACGTTGGGCGTTTGGGTGCACGATTCGTGCCATCTAGTCAACGTGTCGTACTGCCCTGTGGACCCGGCTTCTGGCAAGCGAGGGCTGTAACTCCCGGCCATCAACCCAAGTACATAGCGCCCGATGCACCCAAGGTGTACCCACGTTGGGGCTCGGCTGATGCAGTCACCTTAGTGGAGGACATACTGTCAGCGTACAAGGTGGGTCGGCATGGCGAAGCATGGTGCATGCTCGGCACGTCGCTACCTTCTGCACTCTTTGCTGAAATTATTAAGCGAGGGTGTCCCGTGAATGTGTGGTTGGATAACGACCTTCCGCCTACTCATACCATCAACCGTGGGCAAGTAGCTGCCCGAAAGATTATCAAGCAACTCCGTGGCGCTGGCGTTGAGGTTCGCAACATCGTCACCGATGTGGACCCGAAGCTATTGCACTACGCACAGATCAAAGGAATCCTATGCCCGATCGTGTCTCTCGCTTCTGGCTCCTGAAAGTAGGAGCAACCGCAACCCTCTTCGTCATCGGCGCGGTGCTTGCATCGTGCTCCCATCCAGCGCCGGCCACGGCGCCTCTCTTCCGCGAATCCAGCGAGACGGTTAACCCCGCCATTAGCTGCCAGTTCCGCGACACCTGTATCAAGGAGCATCACGTATGAACAACATCAAGCACGAGCAAACGCATGATGGTATGGACTACGTGTCCCGACCGCAGGGCACACCCGCAACTTGCAACGGTTGCGCTGCCCACGCCGGTAACTGGGAAGTTACCTCGCTATGCCGCAAGCTCGGCGACTGCGACGGTGTGATTTTCATTGTTAAACCTCAACCTAAGGAGCAACCCACCATGTCTGCAACCATCGAAGCCCCCATCACACAGGGCACAACCACTGGCCGCTTCGCAGAGGCGGATCGTACAGCCGCCATCAAACACAGCGCCGGCATCGACGCGAAGGCTCGCTACTTCGAGCACGGCTACAAGAACGGGCTGATTGCTGCCGCCATCCTGCCCAACATGGCACGAGGCAAGGGCTTTGAAGCGGGCTTCGATGCCGGCTTTGATGCTGGCGTTACCGCCGAGCGTACCCGACTGGCCGGCGCACAGTACAAGGCCAGCACGGAGACGGCACCCGTCATCGAACGCAAGGCCGGCAAGCTCAACGATCTGATTGTCGTGTCGCTGCGCAGCGCCGGCCCTGCCACTGCCGAAGACCTGAGCAAGCGCCTTGGCGTCCCGCTGAACAGCATCAGCCCACGATTCGCCAAGCTCAAAGCCCTCGGCCTTGCCCATGTGGCGAGCGGGGTGCGCGGGAAGTCGGTCTATGCATACGGCGCGGCTCCGCTCTAAGCCAATCCCTCGGGAGGATACCCACACGGTGAGCAAGTCTCGCCTACTGGGTGTCCGGCCCACCGATCAAAGAAACATCAGCATCACTGAAAGCAACCTGCCAGATGAGCACGAACACTCAGCCCTCTTGCGTTCAATCGCAGCCCGCCGTAGTACACGCAACGAACGAACTGCGGTTCGTTAACGGCAAGCTGCACCAACGATTCATTCACGATGACGGCACCGATGCGGGCTGGCAACTCGTGCCCTCCGTAACGGCCTAACCATGGGTGCGCATGCCTTTATGTATGCGCTGATGGCGGAGGCTAAAGAGAAGGCCCTGAAGGCCGAGCCCGCACCGGCGCCGTTCAACTGCCCCAACTGCGGCGCACCTAAGGCCGCCCCTGTCTGCGCACCTAAGGCCGCCCCTGTCTGCGCCTATTGTGGAACAGTGCATGAACCGCGATGAATACAACCGAGCGGTATCCGCTCATCGCTCGCAGCTTTGGAACATGGTGTTTGCAAAGCATTACAAGGCAGGCAAGAAGAACGCAGAGCTAACCGCTGCTGTGCATGCAGATGCTGCGGTATCCCTGCATCGGCGCAAGTTCCCTGCCGACCTCACCCAAGAAAGGATTCAATGTCTCTCGACATAACGACTCTTCGCCTGCTTAAGACGCGGGAGAAGTATGAAGAACTCGTCGGGGCTGTGCCCGAGAGTGCGCTTGAGCCGGCAACTAAGGTCATCCTGAATGACTTCGGCCGCTGGTTCCGCGAGCATCCGGACGTAAAGGCCATCGACTTCGGTACCTTCCCCCACTGGTTCAAGACCGTGCACCCGAACGTCAAGGCCGAGCAGCATGCGGTATATCAATCGCTGTTCACCAAGGTACAGATCGACGTCGAGCCGGGGCTTGAGCTTGGCATCCGCAAGCGTTGGATAGGTGCTGCCACTGCCGCAGAAGTTACCAAAATTTTGGAGGCTTACTACGAGGGGCAAGAGGTTGACCTGCTGTCCGTCACCACGATCATGGACAAGTACGACGAGCGGGTTAAGCGAGAGCTTAAGAACCCGCAAGTGCTCGACCCCATCGAGGACATGCTTAAGAAGGAGGAAGAATCCTTCGGCCTCAAGTTCCGGCAAGACGCTATCAACGCGGCCATCAAGCCGCTTGTAGACGGCGACCTCGTGCTGTTGGCGATGCGCCCCGACAAGGGCAAGACGACTTGGTGTTCCGATCAAGTCACCTTCATGGCCCCGCAGGTAGACAAGCTGTATCCCGGCGAGAAGCGGTGCATCCTCTGGCTGAACAACGAAGGGCCGGGCACTCGCATCGTGATGCGAACGTTCCAATCCGCCTTGGGTTGCACGACAGAAGAACTCATCGCCCTTGCCAACACGCCGAGCAAGACGCACGGTAGCATGGTGCGAGAGAAGTATGCAGCCGCAGTCGGCGGGCGTATGGGTGTGCTCCGCATCATGGACGTGCACGGCTGGTGGCACCACGAGATTGAAGAGTTGTACAAGAAGTATAACCCCTGCCTCGTGATCGCCGACATGATCGACAACATCCGCTTTGGCGGTGAAGTGCTTAACAACGGACAACGTACCGACCAATTGCTGGAAGGCATGTACCAATGGCAGCGCATGATGGGCGTGAAGTACGGCTTCGCTACCATTGCCAACTCTCAGCTATCGGCGGATGCTGATGGCGTGCAGTTCCCTACCCTCCCTCAACTCAAGGACAGCAAGACCGGTAAGCAAGGCGCAGCGGATGTGATTATCACAGGCGGCGCAGTGAATGATCCGATGCTTGGCAACTCCCGCTACATGGGTACCACGAAGAACAAGAAGCTACCGACACGGGCCAAGCCGCTGGCCGTGGAAATGCTGCTTGACGTGGACCGTGGGCGATACAACGAAGCTCCCCGATGATTCGTCAACCGTCAATCATGACCAGCACGGGGCGCCTGTTCCCGTTGCTGCAACCTCACACGTTCGAGTTCGACATTGAAGAGATTGCTCACGCTCTCTCCCGCATCTGCCGATACACCGGACACACTCGCCAGTTCTACAGCGTGGCACAGCACAGCGTCTACGTGTCGGGCCTCGTGCCCGATGAGTACAAGCTAGAGGCCCTGCTGCATGACGCAAGCGAGGCGTTCCTTGGTGACGTGTCGAGCCCACTCAAGGCGCTGCTGCCTGAGTACAAGGCCATTGAGGCGGCAGTGGAGAAGGCGATTGCCAAGCAGTATGGCTTGCCCTTCCCGCTGTCGCCGACCGTGAAGACGGCTGACCTCGCCATGCTGGTGAACGAGAAGCGCGACCTCATGCCACTTGGGCACGATGACTGGTGGCCGCGCCCCGAGTCGATGGCCCATCGTGGCGTCAAGGTTCAACCGCTCGGGCCGACGACTTCCAAGATGCTCTTCTTGGATATGTATCATCGCTACCTTGAAGGACACATTAGCAATGGGCAGTAACTACGTCTACATCCTCACGCAGTACGGCACGGTGTACGGTGCGTGCACTGCCAAGCACGAGCTTGCTGCGATGGTGGCCCGCTCTATCCCTAAGCACCTGTACTCAGAGTACCGTGTGCAACGGGTGCCCGATGGTGTACTGGCTACCGGCGAGAACACGCTTCATCAAACCTTGCCGGAATTTTTGGGCATGGTGCAGACCCTATCATAAAGGAGAGCCATGAGCTACGCTACTTGGGACATTGAAACCACTGTCCATACCCGCTTCAAGCGGAAGGCGAATGCGTACATACCAGAGAACTGGTGCGTAACGCATGGCGTCAAGAAGGCAGGCGACAAGTCAGTGACCGAGTATCGCTTTGGTCGTGACCGTCCCTGCGAGGGCTGGCTTAAGCCGGTGCTCATGAATGCTGACGGCAGCTTTATCAAGTTGCTCATCGGCATGAACATCAAGTTCGACTTGCAGCATGCGTTGCAGGACACGGACAACCTCTTGCTCTGGATGGAGTACGTATCGCGTGGCGGTATCGTATGGGATATCCAGCTAGCAGAGTACCTGCTTAACGGGCAGGCCCAAGACTCACAGATGCTGAGCCTCAATGAAATCTCTGCCCGCTACGGCGGCGACCAGAAGGTAGACGAGGTTAAACTTCTGTGGGATGCCGGCGTGATGACGGAGGACATAGAGCCCGAGCTACTGACCCGCTACCTGTGCGGCGGGCCGGATGAGAATGGCGATTGGAGCAAGGGCGACGTAGAGAATACCGAGCACGTTGCGCTACAACAAATCTCCATGGCCCGTGAACGTGGGCAACTGCCGAGCATCATGCTCAACATGGGCGCCCTGCTGTACACCGTCGAGGCGGAACGCAATGGCATGTTCGTTGACACTGCGCAGGGTATGCGTATCGCTGACGTGCTGCGTGTCGAGGTGCTTAAGTTGGGCGAGGCGCTTAAGGCGTTCATGCCCGCCGACCTGCCGTTCTCCTTCAACTGGAACAGCCCGCCGCAGAAGTCGGCGCTGATCTTCGGCGGCACCGTGGGTTACGACCACTACGAGTATGATCTGGCCGATGGCACGACCATGCTTAAGCGTGACTACGAGTTGCTTGAGCAGATGGGCGAAGCACCGGCCCGTGTGTATGCACAGAAGAAGGTCACTGCCTACTACCTGACTGACGGTAGCCTGATGCCGGCCGACGAGTGGGATGCTATGCCGTTCGGCACGCAACCTGATATCGTGGTGATGAAGACCGGCAAGAATGCCGGCGAGCGGAAGACCAAGCAAGTCACTGTGCCTGATGAGACGAAGCCGAAGGGCCGTCAAGTCAAGGCGCCGTACACCTTCAAGGGCTACACCGCTCCGCTTAAGAAGTGGGAGGGCGCAGAGCCCGGCGTGTACAGCACAGCGAGCGAGGTGATCGAAGAGCTTGCCTCCCGTAACGTGCCGTTCCTCAAGATCATGGGCCAGCTTCAAGCTATGTCCAAGGACTTGGGTACGTACTTCATCGGGCAGGATAAGCAGGGCAATCCTTCCGGCCTCATGACGCTGGTTGGTCCGGATGGTTTGGTCCATCACATGCTGAACATGGTGTCAACCATTACGGCACGGCTGTCATCAAGCAACCCGAACTTGCAGAACATTCCGAAGGGCAATAAGTCTGACGTTAAGCTGCTGTTCAAGTCTCGCTTCGGCCACTGGGTTACGGACGACTTCGGCAACAGCGTATGGTACAGCGACGGCAAGATCATTCAGTCGGACTTCAGTTCGCTGGAAGTCTTCGTGCAAGCCATCCTCACTGGGTGCAAGCAACTCATTGCCGACCTTGCCGCAGGCTTGGACATGCACTGTGTTCGCCTCGCTGCCAAGGAGAAGATGGAGTACGCCGAGGTTCTTAAACTGGCGAAGGGGTACAAGGATGAAAGCGGTACGTTCCATGCCCCCATCAAGGAGTGGGATTACAAACGGACTGGGGCTAAGGAGTACTCCTTCCAGTCCGCGTTCGGCGCTGGCGACAAGGCTATTGCTGAGAAGACCGGCATGGACGTCGAGGACGTTGCACGCCTACGTGCTGCTGACGAAGAACGCTACCCGGAAATCCCGGCGTACTACAAACGGATAACGCTCGTCATCAATGAGAACCGTGTGCCGTACAAGGTGGTTGACCATCCGGACGTGCGAGGTGTCAAGGCCCACTTGGGCAAGAGCCACTTCCGTACACCGGACGGGAAGATGTACACCTACATGCAGACACCGGCTCCCGAGTACGCAGTGAAGAAGGGCATCACGGCTACCTTCATGCCGACCGAGATTAAGAACTACGTAGTTCAAGGTACGGGCGGCGAGTGGGCCAAGGCTGCGATGTACATAGCACTGCGTGCATTCTACAAGAGGAAGAACTTCAACGGGCTTGGCCTGTTGGTGAACCAAGTGCACGATGCAACCTATGCAGATGCTCATAACTCCGTGGCTTTCGAGGTATCCGCTCTGCTTCATGCAGCGATGGAAGCTGCCTCGGATTACATGGCGTGGAAATTTAAGTGGAACATTCCGCTGCGTGTCCCATCGGATACGTCGTGGGGTTACTCCATGATGGACGAAGAGCCTATCGAAGGGCTCAAGGAACGAGCAGCAGTGCTGCGCAAAGAACTCCAATCGGAGTACATGGACGGGTTCACCCCGTCTTACCTCAACTAAGCAATCAAAGGAAACATCATGATCGACTACGCAGCCATTGCCGCTAAGGCGGCGACCGAGGGCAAGGACATGACGAAGGCAACGGCGGGGGGCGGTGACTACACGCCGCCACCGGCTGGCTTCTGCTACGTCCGACTCGTCGGCTACTACGAAATCGGTAAGCAGAAGGGTACGTACCTTGGCAAGCCGACGCTTAAGGACATGGTGCAACTCACGTTCGAGTTGTCCGGCCCGAAGCATGCACCGACCGTCACGGAGAGTGGTGAGAAGATTCCGTACCGCGTGACGATTGAACTGCCGTTCAGCCTGAACGAGAAGGCCGGCTTCTTCAAGCTGTTCCAACGTCTCAACTTCGCTGGCGATGCAACCCACATGGGCCAACTGCTTGGCCGTGGTTGGAAGGCGACGCTCATTCACCGCAAGTACCCGAAGCGCGGCGAGCCGAAGGACAACGTTGACAAGTGGACCGGCCTTGCCGTCGAACTGTACGACAAGGTGAAGGGCCAGTACACCATCGAGCCGCCGCGTCGTGAGGAACTGGACGAAGAAGGCAACCCGACCGGCAACATGGTTGCACTCAAGGTGCCCGAAGCGATCACGCCGATCAAGGCTTTCTTTTGGGACTACGCCGACAAAGCCATGTGGGATGCGCTGTTCATCGAAGGCGAGTACCCGGAACGCAAGGACAAGGACGGTAAGGTTACGGCGCCGGCCAAGAGCAAGAACGTGTTGCAGCTTACCATCAAGAACGCTGCGAACTTCGCCGGCTCTCCTGCCCATGTGGCGTTGGCTGGTGCGGGCTTCGACTTCTCCAAGCTGGTCGGCGACGTTGACATGGACGATGCGGCCGAGGGCGGAGACGACAACCCCGCTACCGGTGCGGACCCGGCCGAGGCAGAAGCCAAGGCAGCGATTGCCAAGGCCATCGAGACGGCACCCGATGACGTGCTTAACGGCGTGGTGATGTAAGCCATGGACTACTCTCTGATCGCGGCAAAGGCGGCAGCGAGTAGCCCTCAGGCTACCGTTGCTGGTCCCTATAATACCGCACGAATCCTCCGCATCGACGGAGACGGTATCGCATACTACTGCGCAGGCAACGAAGACACTTCGATTGCCGAAGCACGTAGCCGTACCCGTGAGAAGATTGACGCGTTCCTCCGTGCCTCAGGCGCAGGGCAACAGATCATTCTGCTTACGGCCAGCGGCTCAGACAAGGGCGGGCGCTACGCTGTAGCATCCGTCAAGCCGTACCAAGGCAACCGCACTGCTAGCAAGAAGCCCGCCAACTGGTATGCCCTTCGTGACATGCTGGAACGCGGCGAGTTCGGTAAGGTCGTGATCGACGCGGACCGTGAGGCTGATGATCGCTTCGGCGAGGCAGGCCATGCGGACCCGGAGAACAGCGTGCATGCTACGCAAGACAAGGACATGCGGATGGTCCCCGGCTACCATCTGGACTGGAAGACGCACCGCATGTTCTACCTTGCACCCGGCGTGTACGACGCAACGTTCAACGATTTGCAGTATGGCCTTAAGTGGTTCTGGATGCAGATGCTTCACGGCGATACGGCGGACTTCATCCCCGGCTTGCCCAAGGCATACGGAAAGCTGTGCGGTCCGGCCACTGCCGAGAAGATGCTAGCCGCTACGACCTGCAACGAAGAAGCCTTCGCTGTTGTGTCGGCTGCGTATATCTCGCACTGGGCGGAAGACTGGAAGGTCAACCTTCTGGAACAAGCCGTGCTTCTCTGGATGCGCCGGGGCGCTGACGCCCACTGGGCTGACTGCCTTGCACCGGGCGGGCCTCTTCACCTAGGCCAACCCGTTGACTGGTTCGATGCGTACACCACCATCGAGCATCGTATCACCCAAGCACAGGAGCTTAATGCACTCGCGGCTGAAACAGTCTGAGGTAGCGGCATGGCGCAACACTACTCTGCAAACGCAGGGCGGTCGTTGCGCTGTGTGCAAACTACCATGCTCGGAATCTCAAGCGGTTGCAGACCACGACCATGCTACCGGCGCTATGCGTTCGGTCTTGCATCGTGGCTGCAATGCCTTGCTCGGGAAGATCGAGAACAATCATAAACGGTATGGCGTCCCAAGCGTCCATGCCTTCTCTAACGGTGTCGCTGCCTACATGACGCGACACTCCATCAACGTTACCGGGTTACTACATCCTACGCACAAGAGCCCCGACGAGAAACGTCTAGCTCGAAACGCGAAGGCTCGTAAGACCCGCGCACAGAAAGCTACATGAGCACTGCACCCCTCACCATAATCACCGGGGATATCGAAACGTCTCCCATCATCGCAAAGGTGTGGGGTCTGTTCAAACAGAACGTTGGTCTAAACCAGATCGAACAAGACTGGTCCATCATGTCCATCGCGTTCAAGTATCTCGGCGCATCTAAGGTGTACTACAACGACGTTAGCGGGCAGGACGATCTGCGCGACGACGCCGCCATGGTCATGCTGCTGTGGCAAATGTGCGATGAAGCTGATGTGATGATCGGGCAGAACTTCCGTCGATTCGATGCGAAGAAGATGGCCGCTCGCTGGATCGAGTACGGCCTGCCGCCGCCCTCCCCTTACATCATCATCGACACTCTGGAAATGGCTAAGGCTAGCGCCGCCTTCACGAGCAATAAGCAGGACTGGCTTAGCCAGAAGCTGACGGCTCTATCGAAGGAACACCACGACGAGTTCCCCGGCATGGAGCTATGGAACGAATGCTTGAAGGGTAACCCCAAGGCATGGCGTTGCATGCGGAAGTACAACATCCGCGACGTGGCGGGCTGCGAAGAAATGTACCTAGCCCTCCGGCCTCACTATCCGTTCCACCCCAACCTCGCTGCTTACACGGCGAGCGAAGACATGCAGTGCACACGCTGCTTGTCAACCGACCTCGTGCATGCTGGCAGCAAGTTCACCAACGTGAGCGAGTACAAGCAGTATCGATGCGGCGGATGCGGCGGCTTCTGCCGTGACCGTTACACCCTCAACTCAAAGGCAAAGCGACGCTCGCTGCTGATGAGTCAGTAATCAACCAGCACAGATGTTAACGCATCTGTGCGCTTCTTGGAGATACCATGAGCCATGACAACTGGGTGAGTCAAGCACTTGCCTACCCTCCCGCCGAATACCAGCGCCCCGACATTGCGCAAATCGTCAACGCAGAGCGTGACCCCCACGGCAAGAGCCTGAACGAGAAGGGCGCCAAGGCGGATGCCGGCAAGCTGCGCCCTACGCTGATCTTCCGCGACATGGCCGACGCCCTTACGCTGGTTGTCAAGATCGCATCGGACGGTGCCATCAAGTACACACCGGGCGGCTGGCTCGAAGTGCCCAACGCCGATGAGCGTTACGACGACGCGGACCTGCGGCACATGCTCAAGCGTTACGCAGGGCAGCCTCTCGACAGCGACAGCCAGTCCTTGCACCTTGCACACGAGGCATGGAACGCCCTCGCCAAACTGCAACTCTTCCTTCAAGCCAACCCCGAACACAAGGCTACTCTGTGACCCATTACGTCAAGGCTTCATTCGATAACGAGACGATGCACCCCAAGGCCGAGAGCCTGTGCGCTACCCTGATGGAAGGGCCGGACTCCTATGAGGGTCTGGAACTGTGGCGCAAGCTGGAAGGTTACTACGACGAGAAGGCGGCGGACCTCTACGCCCGGATCGAAGACAGCTTCGACGCCAAGCCCATCCACACAATCACCCGACCGCAAGCTGTGAGCATGTTGAGCCGCAGCCTGTGGGCAAACGATAAGGCGTTTCGCTAATGAATGTTGCAGATATTTTGTTTGGCCTGTTGTGCTTCGGCATGATCGGCTTCGTGCTGTACCGCATGGGTTACGAGCTTGGCCGTGAGAGCATGGGCTACAAGGACCTAGACCTATGAGCCAGTACCTGAACCTCAAGCCCGTTGAATTCGACAAGCTGTCGGCCAAGGCGAAAGCCAAGATCAACCTCGCCGGCCGGATGATGCTGCCCAAGTATGACGGGTGCTTCTGCATCTTCGTCTATGAAGACGGCGTGCCGTTGGCCGTGCTGTCCCGAGACGGTAAGCTGGTGCGCAGCATGGAGCACATTCACTGTGACCTGTTGCGGCGCTACCCGTGGATCGGTAGCCAAGGCTTCGGCAAGGTGGCGATTCTCGGCGAGGCGTGGTCCCCGTCCAAGGACTTCGCGGAGAACAGCGGCGCGTTCCGCAGGCATAGCACACAGCACGACCTAGGCTTTGCGCCGTTCGACGCTGTGCTGTGGGAAGGCACTGCCCTTGCGCCCAAGCTGTATAGCCCCATGCCCTACCGTGATCGGCTGCGTATGCTCGGCCACGAGTATGCACACCCCGGCCCGTTCCTTATCCACACCCCGACGCCGGTAGTGTGCGAAGGCGCAGAGCATGCGGAGCGTTATGCCCGCCACCTTAAGGCACACGGCAGCTATGACGGCGCCATCATCAGCGACCCGGATGCTGTGTATCTGGTGAGCAACGGATCGGCCGGCGAGTTCTTAAAGATCAAGCCGCTGCTGTCGTTCAGCCTTATGGTTACCGGCATCGTGACCGACGTTGGCGAGAAGACGGGCAGGCCTACCGGTGCGCTGGTCGTTCGCTTCAAGAACACCAAGGGCAGCAAGGTAGCTACCGGCCTGAGCGAAGAGCAACAGGCTAACCTCGAACAGTTCATCGGCAAGATCATCGAAGTGCAATGCATGTCGGTGTATCCCGGCGAGTTCGGCAAGATGCGCGAGCCCCGCTTTGTCGGCGTTCGTGATGACGTAACACAGGCGGACTACTGATGCTTCATCCTCTGCACACAATCGAATGGCTGACTGACTCTATCAAGGGCACCGGCACATACCCCGACCCAACGAGGCGCACTGGCCGCAGCACGGCGCAAGCCCTGCGGCTGCTGGCTAAGGCCATCGAGACGCCGCATGTCAAGGTCTACATCAAGGATCATCACGGCTCTGAGCCGGCGCACCGCAACCTCCGCTACATGATGCAAGGCATGGCGGAGAAGCTGGGCCTTGAGCACATGCAGTTCACACAAGACACAGTAACCTTTACCAGAAAGTAACATGACCCTGCTGACTCAGCGCGAGATTGAAGAACAAATGTACTACGGCGGCATCAAGCGTGCCGATGGTATGATGGACAAGGCAGAGGCCAATGGTCGCGCAAGCGACTTGCCCTATGCTAAGGAGGTCTTCCGAGAGTTCGTGCTGCCCGTAGCCGAGGCAATCAAAGCTACCGTTGAGTCAGACAAGGCAGGCAAGCGGCAGGCACATGCGCTGCTGCTGCGTGGTCTGGACTACGAGGCGGTGGCCTTCCTCGCTGTGCGTACCGCGCTGAGCACGCAGCTTAGCACGGACCCGGAGAACCATCGTCAGCTTGGTTACTCGATGGGCCGCACGATCCATCAAGAGCTTTTGCTGGCACAGGTGGAGGACTTCAGCCCCGAGCTTTACCATACGCTGGTGCGTGACATGGGCCGGCGGCTGTCTAAGTCGGCGACGTATCGCACTACGGTCATGCGGTTGCAGGCACAGAAGGCAGGCATCGTGTTTACGGAGTGGCCGCTTGGTGCCCGTGAGCAGGTGGGCTTCTTCCTGCTTGAGCTACTGGAAACCTCTGGCCTCATCATCCTCGGGAACGAGGTGCGTGATGGGTACAAGCGGGTTGCCCGTGAGGTGATGATTGCTCCTGCGATCATGGAAAGAATCAATGGAATCAAAGACTACCTCGCCATCAGCATGCCGGTATTCGGACCTTGCGTCGAACCTCCAATCGATTGGACTACACCAATGGACGGAGGCTTCCACACGAACGCTCTTAGACGGGCTAATCGGAATCTTGTGCATGGCACCGCATCAGTATTGGAAGTTGCACGGCACGCCGACATGCCCATCGTTCTCCAAGCGGTTAACGCTTTGCAGCGAACCAAGTGGGCAGTCAACACCCGTATGCTGGATACCGTCTACGAGGTAGCTAAAAACTTCTCGATGAAGGAAATCGTTAGCCTCGCCGACAAGCCCAAGCCGCCGCCTCCTGTGTGGCTGGACAAGGGCATGAAGGTTGAGGACATGACTGAGCATCAGGCCATGATGTTCAAGTACTGGAAGCGCAGTGTTGCCGACTGGCACACAGAGCGTAAGCTACTGGCGACCCGAGCAGGGCGCTTCTACGCTGCCACACGGCAAGCGGAAATGTTCCGGGACTATCCCGCTATTTACTTTGTGTACTTCGCTGACTCCCGTGGTCGGCTGTACCCCATGACCTATGGACTCAACCCACAAGGAAGTGATTTGGGAAAGTCCCTACTTCACTTCGCCGAGGGGCTGCCTGTTAACACACCCGATGCCGTTCGTTGGTTCCATGTCCAAGGCGCTAACAAGTGGGGCTTCGATAAAGCGACACTCGCCGATCGGCACGCTTGGGTGGTGGAACGGCAAGACCTTTTCCTCTCTTACGCGGCAGACCCTGTGGCTAACCGGGGATGGGCTGATGCTTCAAAGCCCTTGCAGTTTCTCGCGTGGTGCTTCGAGTATCGAGACTACGTGCTGGACACTGATGATTCATTCGTTAGCCATTTGCCCATCAGTATGGACGGATCGTGCAACGGACTCCAAAACCTCAGCGCCCTCCTACGGGACGAGATTGGTGGTAAGGCAACGAACCTCACCGCCAACGCGGTTATGGAGGATATCTATCGGCGAGTCGCCGAGGCCGCTACTGTCCGGCTCAGAGCCATGGCGCTTGATGGTGAGGACGCTAAGCTCCGGGACCTTTGGCTAGAGCATGGCATCAGCCGGGCGGTAGTCAAGCGTAGCGTGATGACCACTCCTTACGGTGTGACTCTCATGACAGCTACGGAGTATGTCGTCAAAGACTACCTCGATGACTCTGATGTAGATCATCCGTTCGGGAAGGAAGCTAAGGGCCGGAAGGCTGCGGCCCGTATCCTCATGAAAGCTGTATGGCCTGCCATCGGAGACGTGGTAGTCAAGGGCCGCGAGGCTATGGACTGGTTGAAGAAGGGTGCTCGCACTATCGTCAACAACTTCAATCCTGAGCTTGATCCGATCATCAGGTGGGACACTCCTTCTGGCTTCCCTGCCTGCCAAGCCTACTTTGAAGAGCAGGTGCACCGCATCAACACTAGGCTGCATGGCCCTGTGAAGATCAGAGTGCTGTCTGAGACTGATGAGCCTAGCATGTCTCGTC